TCAAAGTGGCATATCAAGACTCCGACGTGGGCATATTTTGCAACACCAAACATGCTATTAGTTATTGTATTGCAGACAATCATAATCTGTTGAATTTAGCTCGTAGAATTAAAGAATTAGACAGCCGCTTACAAACGACTGAAAATGGTATTAATTGCAGGACTGCTGTGAAAGATCGTACCAAAAGCTCAGAAATACGTGAGCTGGCCGCGGTTAAATTACAGCACCGGCAAGCACGACAAAAATGGATCAAAGCTGAATTGGAAAAATGTATAAAATCGGCTAAATATTTGCATCTTAAAGGATTCTCAAATGAAACTGAACGAACTGGCCGCACAGCGTCCATCAAAACAAATCGCTAAAGTATTCGAAAGTTATTTTGGTAACAAGATTAAATTTGATAAACTCACACGTGGTCAAACTCGTCAAATGTTGACTCGTGTATCGGGTCTTGTCAACGAGCATCGCTCAACCCCGGCATTCCATGTCAGCGAGCGCAACCAGGCCTATTTGAGCCTGGTGATCATGGAGCAAGGACTCACACAGCGTCTGCAAGATCTTGAAGCTGCACGTCGCACCCAACAACTGCACGAAAGCGAAGTACAGCAGGCACAAGTGGTGTTGGCTGCACAAGACATGGTTGACTCAGTGCAAGGCATGCTGGAAGATGTCAGTGAAATGCAGTTTAAAGAACTGCCTGCGCTGGTTGACTCAATCCGCAATCAAGTGGGCACAGCACAAGCTGATCAGTTCAACACTGATGCCAATGCTGCACTGCAGACAATGCTACAAAGCCTACAAGGTGCCAAGTCTCAACTTGAGCAAGCTCTTTCAGTTGTGACAGGACAAGCTCAAGGTGGCGGCATTCCCTCAATGCCGGGTGTGGATGGTGAATTACCACCTCCCGGTGCCGGCGATGAGTTGGGTGGCGACATAGGCGGCGAACTACCGCCCCCTGAAGGTGATATAGATGTTGATATTGATGCTGACATCGAAGAGCCAGCACCCGGTGCAGGACTTGGCAGAAAGCGTAGATAATGCGCATCAATGAAGTTGCGGGTATGCAAAATGGAAAACTGGCTGCACTAAGCCAGTTTCTCCTTAATCGTGCTCAAGACGAAAATGTCAACAAGAGTTTTTCCATTGCTGGGTTTTTAAAATTAGCTCAACAAATGGGTATCCCACTCACTGTTGATCAACTCAAAACATATTCACAGCAACCTCCACTCAGCAACATTATTGCCAGTGTCAACGGTGATGATCGCAATGGTACAGTGGTGTTCCGTGGTGCCGAAGATGAAACTGCTGGACAAGAACCAATGAATCCTGACCAAGCCCAGAGTGTAGTTGACAAGATGGCCAAACGTGCCGCTGCAAAATAAGCCATGGCTTACTCAGATCAAGTCATAGATCACTACGAAAATCCACGCAATGTAGGCAAGCTAGACAAAGCAGATCCTGCAGTGGGCACTGGCATGGTTGGTGCTCCAGCCTGCGGAGATGTCATGCAACTTCAGATCCGAGTGGAAAATGATGTTATCACAGATGCAAAGTTTAAAACTTATGGTTGCGGGTCAGCCATTGCAAGCTCGTCGCTGATCACTGAGTGGCTTCGAGGAAAGAGTCTGGTAGAGGCGGCGGCAATTAAGAATACCCACATTGCGGCGGAACTCGCGCTACCACCGGTTAAAATCCATTGTAGTATTTTAGCAGAAGATGCTATCAAAGCCGCTATAGAGGATTATCAGCAGAAGCACGAACGCGAGCCAATCCCAAGCGTTCCAGTATTTTAATCCACCACCAGCCAACATCAAACTCCAGGGGCTTTAACGAAAACCTGGGACTAGCAGGGTCCAAATGGTGATTATTGTGAAGCTCTTCACCGCCAATAACAATACCCCATGGAGTAATATTTCTAGATTGATCTCGAGTTGTTCCATTTTTATATCCCCACCAATGTGCTAGGCCATTAACCACACCTGCAGCCCAGAATGGTATCCAGGCCATTTGTATCAGCCAGATCACAATGCCCCATCCATTAAACAGCACAACATCAACCGCCAACATCAACATGATGCCTAGACTGGAATGACGACTGTAGATGTTGCGTTCAACCCAATCATCAGGAGTGCCAGCACCATATGTGTCAACCATCATGGGATCTTTGGCAGCCTGTTTGTACAGTACTGCGCCCTGTGTGAACACCCGAGCAATGCCAAATATATGCGGGCTGTGTGGATCACCTTCAACGTCGCTGTAACGGTGATGTTTGCGATGCACTGCTACCCACTCCCGGGTGACCATGCCAGTTGTGAGCCACAGCCAGAAGCGCATGAAGTGCGACACCCGTGAGTCAAACTCTACCCCACGATGTGCCTGTGATCTGTGCAAATAAAGAGTCACACATAAAATAGTGATGTGTGTGCATACAAGTGTGTATATAATTTCAATCATGATGTCCGTCGTCCTCGTCTAGGATTCTAACGGATTGAATAGATTTTTTGTTGGCTTGCTTGATGCGAGCTCGGACAATCATCACAGTTTCTGGATCCATTAGCACTTCGTAGTGATTTGCTGCTACGTCAATATAATCAAATCCCAGATGTTTGCGTTGAGATTCAACTGTGACAACTCCGTCATTGGGTGCAGCGATCCAAGGTGAGTTGCCGCGTATGGTCACTATGTTGCACCAAGGCACTGGCAGCTCAATTTCTGAGGCATGCACAATGGGTGGCGATGTAGGGCCAATTTCTTTTAATAATCTATTGAATGGAACAAAGTATTTTAAAAATGGGGCAACTTCGGATCCACCATAGGGTGTGGAAATGGTAATGCCGCCCAATACTTGTTGTGCGAATATTTCGGCCAGACTCAATGCGTAAATTCCGCCCAGACTGTGCCCAACGAAAAATAGATCTTTTACGGGATGCTGGGCAATGGTTTCACTCATTTGATCAAGATTGTTTTGGAATCCGTTTTCGCTGTCGTATTCCAATAATAGATCTTGGCCTTTTATGCTGCTTCGGATATAATTAAAACTCTGTGCCGTTGCAGTGGCGCCATGAATGTAGACTGTCAACATCAGATATTTATTGCTCTGCAGCGTTGCAATTAAGTTTAAATACTGTTATACTTGGGGATACTATGATTACACTGACCGAAACTGCAGCAAAGAGAGTGTTAAAGCATATTGAGAAACGGGGCCAGGGTGCAGGAATTTCTATTGGAGTTCGCACCACTGGATGTTCGGGCCTGGCTTATAAACTAGAGTATGTTGACACACCACCTGCTACAAGAGATTGGATGACTTACGATAGCCATGGAGTGAAAATATGGGTCAATGGCAAAGACGTACCCTATGTCAACGGACTGACCATGGACTTTAAGCGTCAGGGACTAAATGAAGGCTTTGAATTTATCAACCCCAATGAAAAGGATCGCTGCGGATGTGGCGAGAGTTTCCGAGTCTAATGCTAAAACAAAAATATGATTATCAGCCCTTGAGTCGTACCAGCGAGGATGGACGTCGTCTTTATCAAACTCCTGATGGTAGTCGTCTGCCCAGTGTCACAACAGTGCTGGAAAAGACCAAACCCCAGGAAGCCCGACAAGCTCTACAAAATTGGCGCAATCGTGTGGGACATCAACAGGCACAGGCCATCACCACCGAAGCTGCCAATCGTGGTACAAAGATGCACACCTATTTAGAAAAATATGTGCTGTATGGTGCCACTCCTGAACGCAGTACCAATCCTTTTAGTTGGGCCAGCGAAAACATGGCCAAAGTTGTGATTGATCGGGGTCTGCGAGATCACGTCACAGAATTCTGGGGAGTAGAAATCCCTCTTTATTTTCCTAAACTCTATGCAGGAACCACAGACGGTGCTGGCATTCATTGCGGCGAGGAAGCTATCCTGGACTACAAGCAGACTAATAAACCCAAAAAGCGTGAATGGATCGACGATTATTTCCTGCAGCTCGCAGCCTATGCCCAGGCACACAATGAAGTCTACGGCAGCAGCATCCGCAAAGGGGTGATTCTAATGTGTGTCAAGCCCGAGCAAGATGCACAGCTAAACATCATCAGCCCACCCCAGTATCAGGAATTCATCTTAGAAGGTGCGGAGTTTGATCATTACACAAACGAGTGGTGGAAACGATTGGAGCTCTACTACTTGACCAGCTAAATACTGGATCTAAGTAAAAGGAACACAACGTGGCCATCGTTCAAATAAGCAGAATCACCCATAGAAAAGGACTGTTAGAAGATCTACCCCAATTAGCGGGTGCAGAGCTAGGATATGCCGTCAACGAACGTAGACTGTTCATTGGCAATGGCACTCTGCAAGAAGGTGCTCCAGTTGTTGGCAACACTGAAATTCTCACTGAATTTTCTAATCTTTTTGAATTACAGAATTCTTATACCTACCGAGGTGAATCTGCTGGTTATATTGTCCAGACAGGCCCAGCAGCTGGATCTCCAGTAACACAAAGTCTGCAGTCCAGACTAGACGATTTTGCAACAGTCACAGACTTTGGTGCAGTGGGCGATGGTATCACAGACAACACCGAAGCAATTAATCGTGCTTTGTTTGAATTATATTGCCGCAGCAACAACCCAGCAGCACGCCGAGGACTGTTTTTTCCAGCTGGTGTATATCTAATCAAAGAAACAATCATTATCCCGCCCTATGCTTATCTCTACGGTGAAGGTGCACAATCCAGTATCATCACTTTGGATGTGGCGTCGGACGTCTCCACACTCAATGCCTATGTGGCCAGAACCGGCGACAGTCTGCAACAAACCGGTGCCCAAATTGGCAACAACGGAGCCACCCCTCCCACAAGTATTTCCATAGTCAGAATGGGGTTCGAAAGTTATCAAAACACCGATGTGTTTTTGGTTGACTGTGCCACAGACGTGGCATTTACAGGTTGTGCATTTATTGGCCCTGTCAGTAGAAATATGATTGCCACTGGATTTGAAGGCAGCATCTCCGGAGTAACCTTTAACAGTACCGGCAGCTTAATCACCAATGATGTTAGTTTTCAACAGAGCTTTTTTACTCAAACCACTTGGGCAGTTACAGCCTCTGATGTTATACAAGGTGTTGTGTTCAATGACTGTCATTTTGATACACTGTATGAAGGTATTCTTCTCACTGCCGTTGGTGCCAGTATTCCCGAAGGTGTACGTATCATTGGATGTAGTTTTGACAACATCTTTAAACGAGGCGTAATATTTGACAATTCTGAACAGTGTGTGTCGGCATTCAATACCTTTTATGATGTGGGTACAAGATTCAGTGGAACTCCCACAGATCCAATCGTCTATCTGAATGCAGCGACCAATGTCAGTTGCAATGATTTATTTGATCGCAGCGAAGCCGAAGTGCAGGCAACTGGTATTCCAAGGATTCAGACTCTGGATGCTCCGGTTGTGGTCATTGACAACGGCTACAGTTTAGACCTGGGCAATTATCAAATGAATGCAGCAGAGGTGGTGACATTGCCTGATAATTCATCAACAACCACACTGTTTACTACCAATGCCAGCATCAGCCAGTCTCTTTCGCAAAAATTCAAAGCCTTTAAGATGACATATACATTTATAAGAGGCACCACTTTCCGCACTGGTGAAATGATAGTGGTGGCAAATCCCTCGTTGTTCTATGATGACGAATTCAGTGAAAATGCCGCATTGGGCACAGGCCTTACTCTTGCTGCCACACAGGCAGGGGATTCTGTGTCGGTGACCTATGCCACTACCAGCACTGGTACTGCTGGCACATTGACTTATAGTATATCACATCTGGCTTGATGCGAGCCACAACATTTGAAGAACGACTTCAACAGTGGAACAGGTTGAGAGAAATCTGTTCCACTTTGCCTTTGGACGAGTGTCTTCTGAACATCAATCAATGGTGGTTTCAAACTGCCTGGTGCCCATATCATTTGCACTGGGATGATCTTCGAGATTGGCCTGACCCCTGGCAGTTATTGAGTGACAATATCTATTGTGATGTTGCACGAGGGCTGGGAATCATGTATACTGTAACCATGCTAGATCGTGCGGATTTGCAGGATTCGCGACTGGTCGAAGAGGATCAGCGCAATTTAGTCCTGATCAACAAGAGAAAATATATACTGAATTATAGTCACGATGACATCTTAAATACCTACCTTGACAGCGGTAAGATACGAAGAGAATTAACTCAGCAACAGTTAAAACAAAAACTAAAATAGAGGAAACATGGCAACAATTACAGTGCAGAAACGAGATGGAAGCCGGGTACCGCTGGCCCTGGAAAAATGGCAAGCTCAAATTGCCAAAGTGTGCCAAGGCACCGCCGATGTCAGTCAGAGCATGATTGAAATCAAAGCCCAGTTACATTTTTACGATGGTATCACAACAAAAGAAATTGACGGAATAACCCTAAGAGCTATTGTTGATCTTATTGATGTAGAAGAAAACCCTGATGTGGGTCACACCAACTATCAATACGTGGCAGGCAAGCAACGTCTTAGTATGTTGAGGAAGGATGTATATGGCAGTTATGATCCTCCTCACCTTTACGAAATTATCAAAACAAATGTAGCCACAGGGCTGTATACTCCTGAGCTCTTGGAATGGTACAGCGAGGACGAGTGGAATCGCATGAATGAAATGCTGGATCACAGTCGTGACGAAACCTACAGTTATGCTGCCATTGAACAACTAATTGAAAAATATCTAGTAAAAAATCGCAGCACCAAGGACATCTATGAAACTCCACAGGTGCGGTACATGGTGGCCGCTGCCACGGTGATGCATAGAGAAGAGCCAGCAACGGCCAGAATGAAATTTATCAAGGAATATTACAATGCGGCATCTGATGGTCTTTTCACTCTCGCTACTCCTGTTCTTGCTGGTTTGGGGACACCTACAAAACAATTCAGTTCTTGCGTTCTTATTAGATCCGATGATAATCTGGACAGTATCTTCGCCTCCGGGGAGATGATGGCCAAGTATGCCAGCAAACGTGCAGGCATTGGTTTGGAGATTGGCAGACTTCGTCCCTTGGGTTCGCCCATACGTGGCGGAGAAATCATGCACACCGGCATGATACCATTCCTGAAAAAATGGTTTGGTGACCTACGTAGTTGTAGTCAAGGAGGTATCCGTAATGCAAGTGCGACAGTATTTTATCCTATTTGGCATCATCAGTTTGATGATCTTATTGTGCTTAAAAACAATCAAGGCACTGAAGAAACTCGAGTCCGACACATGGATTACGGAGTCGTCCTCTCGGCCTTCTTCTGGAGAAGATTCAAAAATCAAGAAAACATAACATTCTTTGATCCCAACGAAGTGCCAGACTTGTATGAAGCGTTTTATCGTGACACTGCGGCATTTGAAAAACTCTATGTTGAGTATGAACAGCGTACAGATCTAAGAACCAAAACAATGAGTGCAGATGAAGTATTCAAATCTGGCATACTCAAAGAGCGCACAGACACCGGACGTATCTATCTTGTGTTCATTGACAATGTCATGAACCAAGGGCCGTTTGATCCTGAGTACCATACCATTTACCAGAGTAACCTTTGCTGTGAAATACTTTTACCTACTCGGCCTTTTAAGCGTCTTGATGACGATAGTGGTCGTATTGCTCTTTGTACCCTTGGCAGTATTAACTGGGGAGCTTTCCGGAATCCAGAAGATATGCGTCGTGCTTGCCGCATACTCCAGCGTAGTTTGTGCAACATATTAGACTATCAAGACTTCTTATCAATACAGTCTAAGTTGAGCAATGATGAAATACAACCCTTGGGCATTGGTGTCACTAATCTTGCTTACTGGCATGCCAAGCGTGGCCTACAATACGGCAATAACGATGCACTCAAAGAAGTCAAAACATGGATCGAACATCAGGCATTTTATCTCACCGAAGCCACAGTTGAACTGGCACGTGAGCGTGGTGCCTGTGTTGACAGTGCCAAGACACGCTATGGTCAAGGCAAGTTTCCCTGGGAACTACGTGCCGAGGGTGTGAATGAATTAGCAGACTTTTCACCAGAACTTGATTGGGAACCATTACGTGCTGATATGAAACAACATGGAGTACGTAATGCAACACTCATGGCAATCGCTCCTGTTGAGAGCAGCAGTGTTGTGATCAATAGTACCAATGGCATTGAGCTTCCGATGAGTTTGATCGCAGTGAAAGAAAGCAAAGCTGGCTCACTGACACAGGTAGTGCCCGAGTATCACAGACTTAAAAATAGATATCAATTGATGTGGGATCAAACTGACTGCGATGGCTATCTCAAGACCGCTGCAGTGTTGCAGGTGTATGTGGATCAGAGTATTTCAACAAATACATTCTACAATCCCGCACACTTTGCCAATCGCAAAGTACCCACAACAGTGATTGCCCGTAATCTCATGCAGGCACATCACTGGGGGTTGAAAACATTCTATTACAGTCTTGTGAACAAACATGGTTCCAAGAGTCAAGAAGGCGACGACGAAGCTCAGTTGCAAAGAGAGTTGGATGAGTTGGCTGTGACCGCCTGGGATGACGATGATTGTGAATCGTGCAAGTTATAGCATTTAAATGGAACAACATATATTATGTCAAAACAACAATATAATCTAACAACCAAGACAGATTACCTACAGCGCAAGATGTTTCTTGATCCCGCAGGACCTGTCACCATTCAACGTTTTGAAGAAGTCAAATACAACAAGATAGTGAAGTTCGAACAAGAAGCACGGGGATTCTTTTGGGTACCTGAAGAAGTCAACTTGACCAAAGATGCCTCGGACTTCAAGGATTCATCTGACACTGTGCGACATATCTTCACTAGCAATTTGTTACGACAAACTGCTCTTGACAGTTTGCAAGGACGCGGCCCCAGCCAAATCTTTACACCTGTGGTAAGTCTACCAGAACTAGAAGCCTTGGTGTACAATTGGACATTCTTTGAAACCAACATTCACTCACGCAGTTACAGCCACATTATCCGCAACATCTACAACGTGCCCAAAGAAGTGTTCAACACCATTCATGACACCAAAGAGATTGTTGACATGGCATCAAATGTTGGTTACTTCTATGACCGCTTGCACTTGTTAAACTGTCGCAAGGAAACAGGCGAGAAGATTGACGAAGGTGAACACATACGTGCCATATGGTTGGCACTCAACGCCAGTTATGCCCTGGAAGCATTTCGTTTCATGGTGAGCTTTGCCACCAGCTTGGCCATGGTAGAAAACAAAATCTTCATGGGCAATGGCAACATCATCAGTCTTATATTGCAAGATGAAATCATGCACAGAGATTGGACTGCGTTCTTGATCAATCAAGTTGTGAAAGAAGATCCGCGTTTTGCCGAAGCTCGTGAGCAGTGCCTGGCCGATGTCTACGACATGTATCTTGATGTCATACGTGAAGAAAAAGCCTGGGCTGAATATTTGTTCAGTCGTGGTCCGGTGATTGGATTGAACGCCAACATTCTCAAAGACTTTGTGGACTACACTGCCAACAATGCACTCAAAGAAATTGGCATCAAGTATGCGGAACCGCATCCACGTTCCACACCAATACCTTGGTTCAACAAACACGTTGACACACACAAGAAACAATCGGCTCTACAAGAAACAGAGAGTACCAACTATGTAGTGGGGGTTATGAGCGATGAGATCAACTATGATGCCTTACCAGATTTGTAAATCAATGACCATCCCTTGACTGATCTTTGTTTAGGAATTTCTCCAAACAATGCATGAACATTAACTTTACACAGATTATATTTTGTGTAAAGTTCGTGTTTAGTGCAATGCTCTATAGTTCCGTTGATATGTTGAAACCCATGTATAGTATGATCATATTGCCCATTGTGTTTTCCCTTGGTCTTACTCACACGTCCTTTCATTTTGGATCGTTGTGCTTCTTTCTGAGATTGGGTTCTGATTAATCCGGCAGAACCTTCGCCTCCGTCAGTTAAATTTCTTAATATGCCAGTGCCATTATCTTTACGACCATGCCAGCGTATCAATCTTCTCTCAAGTGCTAACGCACCGATATCAGTTAAATTTTGTTCAACTACAACAATACGTGATCTATCTTTGGGAACAGAAATGATTTTTTGATTTGTCCAGGCACGATACCCTTTGCCCTTACCAATATAATATGGAGTTCCGTCATTGCGCAAATATGCGTAGACGTAAAAATTTGTTGTTAAATACATGGCTGATGTCCTTCACGACGTTAGAGTAGTTGGATATGTCCAGTATCGCGAACTACACTATTATTTATCAAAGTAATTGTATTATTTTGAAAAGCAATATATAGTAGACAAAAGGATGAATTATGTCAAAAGCAATTGTATGGAGTAAAAATCATTGTCCATTTTGTGATCAAGCCAAGGCATTGTTGACACAACGTGGCATTGTATTTGAAGAAAAAAAGGTCGGAGAAGGCTATTCCCGAGAAGATTTATTAGAAGCAGTACCCTCAGCACGTACAGTCCCACAGATTTTTCTTGATGAAGAATACGTGGGTGGATTTACCGAACTCAAACAAAGGTTACAATGATACTCGAAAACGACAAAGTTTACACATTTAAAATCGCCAATGGTGATGAACTAATTGGCAAAGTTATTGCACAGACAGACACAGAAATTGTAATACATCAGCCCTTGACCATTATCCCTGGCCCACAGGGAATACAATTGCTGCCCAGCTTGTTTACCACAGAACTCGCAGTTGACGTCACAATAAATAAAAATAACATTGTAATGACGGCCGAAACAAGAGAGCAAGTGTGCGACAGCTATCTTGAATCAACCACTGGTATCAAGCCAATACGCAAACAAATCTTGATGACGTGACACACCGCTTTGTGATAATGCGTGGTGGGAGCCTTGAAACCTACACAGAGTTTGAGGCTATCCCCAGAGATTTTGAACATGTAATAGAGTTTGTACCTGAAATTCCACCAGGACCACACACAGATCAACAGCATGAAGAAATAGAACAGTGGAATGATCGATTGCAACAGTTAATGAGGATAGAACATGCCCGCAGTAGCCCGACAAGGTGACACCAACGTACCGCATTGTTCTGGACACAATGTCCAGTCAGCATCGGGTGATGTCTTTGTCAATGGACGAGGTGCTGCCAGAAAAGGTGACAGTTGTACAGTGCATGTCAAACCAGGTGGCGACAGTTGTCCCTCGCATTCGGCCACTATCAGTGGTGGGTCAGGATCAGTATATGTCAATGGTCGTCCCATAGCTAGAGTCGGGGACGGGTATGGTGGGTGTACATCAATTGCCCAAGGTTCAGGAGATGTGTTCGCAGCATGACTACCCCGTTACAATTAATTGCCCTGGCCGGCATCAATCAAAATCAAGGCATTGGTGTCAACACTGCCTTGCTCACACAGTTATCTAGCTGGAATGCACAGCCCTGGGTGGCCAACATTCACACAGCAATCAACGTTGGTGGTACGCCTGCCAATGTGCCTTTTCCAGGCAACGTGGCACCGCTGGCCAATGCCACATTGAATGTGATGTACACTATTGCCAACACCACTTGCCCGGCGTTGTCAGATGCATTGCCCAACACTATTACTAATATCACAGTGGGGTATGTGACTCCGGGTGTCACAGGCATAGTTGCCACTGAAGCCAACACAGTGATCAGTGCTAACGATCTTTCAAAGTTTTGCCAGGCATTTAGTTCGGCAACTGGCTATGTGGCACTGACCAATCAAGTGATCAACACCAATCAAAACTCTGCCACATACCTTGGCCCCACCTACACAGGCATGGACAGTTTGACCACTGGCGATGTTTCAAACATGAGTCTGGCCCTGCCAACATTTGGTGCTGATCTGCAGAAACTGGGTACGTTGATTAACTTGCAAAATCTTGGTGATCTAGGATCACCTGCTGCATTGTTATATCAACTCTACAGTCAGGGCGGAGTGTTGCCCGGAGTCAACGCAGCCTTGTTGACCGTGGGCGTTC